TTCTAAATGCATATGTGCTATTTGACTTTACATCACCGTCACGAACATCATCACGTTTGCCCATTTTGTTTTGTGCTTGCATGAAAGGACTGTTATTATCTTTTAAAACTTTAACTTTAGCCTTAGAACTTTCATAAAGACCTCTGAATCGATTTCCATTCTGTAGAGATTCAATAATAGAACTTGAAGATAGGAACTCTTTTGTTAGTTTGTAAGTTTCTGTAATATCTTCTTCTTTAGATTCTAAATCACCAGAATTGTCAAATCTTACAAAATCAGTAAACATTTCCGAAAGTTGTTCAGCATTCTGTTGTGCTTTTTCCCATTTATTTTGGCGAATAGATTCCATCATCATCTTAGACAAAAATGTGTTTCTTTCTTTACTGACTGAGTTGGTTGTATCTACAAACACCATCATTGTTTGATAACCTAGTTCTTCCAATTCTTCCTTGATTTGGCCAATTTTCTGTAAATCGTCTGCTGGTCCATTGATAATTAATGGTGCGCGAGTCCGTATGGATTCAAATTTTGGATTCATGGATCTCATTGCAAGCTTGTGTTTATCATTTAGGATATCTACAACCTGTTGGAAATTATGCTCAACAATTTTTTGTGAAGCAATACACTCACGGACTACAATGTCTTTACCGGAACCGGGACCACCAGTTACAAAGATTGCTTTGTGGCGGCCATAACTGTAATCTTCATGCAATCCCATACCTTTACGAACATCATGCATCAATTCTTTTGCGTGATGTTCAGGTACATGGGAAGGAACACCTTTACGGAATTCTCCAAAATTATTATTTTTGGCATGTTCACGCATCTTGGTGCCAGACATTCCTTCTGTGCCTTCTGCGTCTGGATCTCTTTGGCCAGCAGAATGAACAGTTATCTTCTTGAAATTATACAAAGCACCCTGATGAGTTCCATTGTATTGATGTAATTTATCGTGCATTTCTTTAACTCGGTCAGAGCCGACAACCATATGCAAGTGTGTTACGCCTTTTTTATGTAATTCGGCTGCGTGTTGTAGAAAAGTTGGTTTCTCTTTAGATGATGCTTCGAAGTGTGTACCAGGAGAATATCTCTTTAGGTGTTTAATTTTCTGTTGAGAAGAAAGTGGGTTCTTTTTAGAATCTTGTGAATGGGAAACAACTACGGCAGAATGATCCGCATGTTGTTTCTTTGCAACTTCTTTTACTTTGTCTATAAGCTTTAAATGACCGGTGGTTGGAGGATTCATCCGACCAAAGGACATCACATGGTGAACATCACCAGATGCTTTTTCTTGTATAACTTCTAGAAATGATTTCATTTATTTTCGGATTTTTAATCTATTTTGTCTTGCAAATTCTGCTCTATTTACTAGTTTTGTTGGTTCGGTTTTTCCACTCTCTGGAGTATGGTGAACCACAAATCCTTCAGGCTTAGATTTAACACCACCAATGTGATGTTCATAATGGCCTTCGTGGCCCTCTAGATGCTTAACTAGAGTATTTTTAGCTTGTGCCAAATGATGGTGCATTGTCAAAAGATTCTGATAATGCTCTTTATTTTTCTCAATATGGTTGATATGTTCTTGTCCTGCAGAAGTCTTTGCATTTTTTGCGGCCGCTGTTTTAACTTTATCTGCCATTTTGGCGTGCTGAGTTTTAATATGAGTTTTTAATCCTGAAACATTTGGAACTTCACCCGTGTCAACCGTTTTATTGATATAGGTCGTTAAGTGTGTATTTTCACCTCTGTGCTTGGCAGTTGCATGATACATTTTTGCACCATGCGTGTCATGAATTTCTTTTGCAGCTGCCATATGCTTGTGGAATTCATCCTGTGCATGTGCTGGATAATCAACCTTTGCTGTATCATGTTCTGCGCCATGATGGTGAACATCTTTGTGCTGCTTGAAGTTGTGGTGGTCAACATCGTGGTGGGCAGACATAGTACCAATATCAGAACCATGATATTTTGTGTGGACTACTACGCCAACTTTAGATCCAGCAACTTTTTTAGCGTTATCACCGTGGGCTGTGTAGGTGATTGTGTTTGGAGTAAACGATACTTTTTTAGTCATGGTGGTGTAAATCCTCTGATGAATGCATCATGTCGCCTTGATAAACACCATGTTTTGGCGTAACTTTTGGCAAATGTTTCAAAGCAGCTTTAAGTTTTAATGCAAGTCCAGGTGCGTGACCATGGTTCTTGTCAATATCTTTTTCTGTGTGGTTGATTTTTGGAGTCTTGTTGAAGGCGGACTTGCTTGCAACAAAGAATTTACCTGTTTTTGGATGGTGACCAAAGACGATTGCAGGCGATCCGTCATATTTCATGGTCAGATTACTGCTGTTTGCTTTGGCTTTCATGTGTTCGTGAGCCTGCATCAAAGCACCATGTGCATGTTCAAAACCTTCTGCGCCGTGCATTAATGGACGGTCTTCGGCGTGGTGGATATGTTTTAAGGCAGAACCTTCTGGTTCAGCCTCTTCTTTTAAGAAGGAAATAAAAGTTTTCATTGATTGCCCTTAGAATTGTAACACACTCTGGTTACCATTTGTTATTTATACAACTTTTTAATTCAATGTCTCAAATCCACAAAGATTGAGGAGAATACATAGTCAATATTTTTCAATTTGTCCGTTGCCAGACAACCATCCAGTGCAATGGATTGTATCAAACTCCACCAAATACTTCTTAGGAATGTTTACAAAATGGGCATGTTCTGTGTCCATATGATTCAACAGGTCAAGATTTTTACCTAAAACTTCTAGATAATTATCAATTAGAGAAGGACAGAACGAATACATTCTAGTGATTAATAGGTCACTGGCATCATAAACAACTCTAGGCATCCAAGTTGGAATGCGTTTTTTGAACACATATTTACCAAATAATCCTTCATATTCACTTAAATTAAAACTATCATCCAAAATTGTTCTGCCTGAAAATTTAAAAATCCTCTTAACCCCGCATATGAAGGGTTGTTGTTTTAGAATCATAAGACTATGAAAGAGTAAAGCAGTTTCAGCCTGTGATTTCAATTTTACACCGGAAAATCCTCTAACATCTGTTTGTGTGGACAAATCTATGTACCCGTTGCAGAATTGTTGTAGTGTAGTTTTCTCGCCATCTGATAGTGGATTAAATGAAGCTTCAGCCAAAATGATTATGGATTCTGGCATCTTTTTCCTAATTGAAATCAACGTATCAATTGTTTGGTGCATCCTTTGTTCATCTGTAAAGAATACACTATCCAACGGTTTAATCGCCGATGTGACTAAAAATAAGTTTTTATCTGGAATAAGATTCATAAGTAAAAATCCAACGTGTCACTATTGCGTTCAATATTAATTGCTTCAGCTCTAGGAAATGGATTTGCAACATTGAAATCGTTAATTAAGATTCTCTTGGCGTTTTGCAAGTCCATAATTAAAGTGAAATCTTCAAAACCCAAATTCTGCAACATCGTATCTGTATTCAAAAAGTATTGGTTTTTCCTAGCTGTCGTAAAGATAAATTGAGCTCCTTGTTCTTGTAGCTGCAATAACCTCTTTACATTATTCTCTAATGGAATCGGAACATCATCAAATGTATTAACACCAATTCTTGATTGAGATTTTACTATTGTTCCATCAATATCGCAGAAAATTACAGGTCTGTCATTATACTTAAACCATTCCTGTGATGTTCCAACGTCTGTATATTCTGTTACAAGTTTCTCAGTGAAAACAACACCATTTTGTAACATCACGGAAATTACATCAGAAACAAAGATTTCTTTTTCTTTTGATATTTTTTCAAATGTATTTTTATATTCACCAACGGAGTTAAACTTATAACCGCCAACACAGAACTTGTTTGAAACAACTTTCTTTTCAATTATGTTGGTAATAATTCCTTGTTCGTTTGAAATGATAAAACTTTTTGATGCTAGTTTGTTTAACACTTCATGTTCAGAAATATCAGACACACAAACATAATTGCCTTGAGTAAGATAGTGGTCAAAAAAACTATCACAGTCTTTAATCAAGAATTCTTGGTCATCATTGATGTTGGCTTTCTGTAGTATTTGATATACAGTATCAGCCGGTCCATTTGTGATTTTATCTAATACTATAATATTAACTTTGTCACCAAACTCATGCTTGATGAAATCAGATGCATAGTATTTCTCATCGTGTTCTTTTAAAACACCAATAGTGATGTTGTAATCCAGATAAGGCTCTAATGCTCTCTGCAACATCATCTTATGTTTGTAATCATAAAGAAGATATTTTGGTTTCATTCCAGGAAACCTACTGGATAGTCCAGCAGCGGGTACAATTATTTCCATAATCTTTTAATCTCTTTCATAATAAACTTATAGTTCGAATCATTCTTCTGAGTATGTAGGTATACTCTCAATAACATTAATATCAACAAATTATCATCAGAGGCCTCAGGAAATACCTCTAAAATCTTGTTTTGTAAATCGTTTAATTTTGCACCCAATCTTATATTATCGTTACGCAAAAACCAACGGCATTCTAAATCTTGCCTAAGTTTTGCAATGTCAAATATGTACGATTCATATTCTATACTGACAGCATCAATCATATAGAATCCATTTTCAGAATGAATGATATTTTCTAGTGTAAAATCGCCATGGTATGAAGTCTTTGGTAATATCTTTGGCAGTTTGGCAATGAGTTCTTCTTTAGTAAAAGGAAACCCATGACTTGAATCTAACCAAGATAGTTTTTGTTCATAAATTCCAGTGAAATCAAAACGAGTATCCGTACAAATATTCGTCATCTTTTTTAAAACAGATAATAGAAAGGTCTCCAATTCTTTTGTGCTGTTTGAAGTTAGATAGTTCTTCATGTCTAATCCATGGATGTATTCCATGTCAAATGAGTCACCATCTATTCTGTATATCTGTGGAACAGCATAGGACATTGCCTTCAATGCCCTAAGTCTCTTTATGTTTCTGGTTGTATTGCCTACTTTACGAACAAACAGGCCAGTATCATCTTCCATCAGATAAATTTTACTACCTGAATGGCCTGATAGTTCTTTTAAGATTTTCGCCATTCTTCAACACCATCACGAATCAAAGAATGCCATGTACCATTATGTTCACCTGGAGGAAATGGATTATTCATATTAACATATACAAGTTTATCACCATGTAGATTGTGTTCATGCAAATTAGCCTGCATCAGATTTTCACCAATGTATATTGCACCTGCGTTATAATATTTGTCCATATTTTCAAAAGTTGACATATACTTAATCATAGTTTCTTTTGAACCAAAGGCAAACTGGTCATTACCAAAATCCCTTTCAGGTACCATTCTACAATTTGGAATATAAAGTTTTGTATTGTCCAATTCTTCAAAAGGAATCTTAACATTCAAAGCATAATCTGTTCTTGATTTAACCACCCAATCATATTCAACATTACTAATTTCCATCAGTTTTCTGGAAAGATTTACTGAGTGTAACATATAGTATGTGAATCTTGGAGGATGTTTTACCATGTTTGGTGTATTTGTATATACTGCATCGGCTTCAACAACAAACTGTTCTTCATTGTCATGAAGGACTGGTTTATATAAGTAAATCATTTCTTCTAAACCTGTAAAATTCCAAGTATGAAAAAACACATCTACATCATAATGGTCTAGAAGATTTCTCTTATAATATTCATAACCAGATTTTACGGCTCTAGCTTGTCCGGAGAAACA